GACTTAGAATCTTGCTGACTTGCTCAACGGGCCAAGCCCAACCACGTGTTACTTCACCTGCTACATCATGTTGGAATACAAAGTTACCAGCATGTGTACTATGGTCACCAAAATAAAACTTGAGGTTTTTGTCCTCTGTTTTAGCAATGAATGTAGTTTCTTCGCTATTAGCACTGATCATAAACTTAAAACGCTGAATGCTTGCTACTGTAGGCTCAAATTCAATGCCCCAGTTTACATCACGCATCTTAACAGTCTTAAGTTTTTCGTTAATGATCTCACTTGCCATAAAGCGATAATCATTCTTAAAGTCACCGCCGGCATTTTCAAAAGCAATACCAACTGGTACATTTTCACCGTTGCGCTCTTGTGTGTTAATACTAATGTTTGCGTTTTCTGCATACTCTGGAATACGCAGGATAACACCTAGTTTGTCCAAGTTAGGCATACCAAAAGTGCCCATAAACTCTGCTACTGGTGTCTTAGTTGTTGCTTGCAGGATAACACTACGGTCTTCTGCAAGTCCTTCAAAGGTTGTTGTTTCGTCTGTGCCTGTTACTTTAACAAGACTAATAAAGCCAAGCGAATGTGTGTGCTTGACGATGTCGAGTAGATAATCTTTCATCGAAGTGTCCTTATGTTTATAATATTAGTATTATATTTAGGTTTTGGGATAAAGTCAAGTAAAATATTAAATATTTTTATCAATTGATACCAATGGTGCTGAAAGTTTTTGTGTAGTAAGGTTACCGGGCTTTTTGACAACCATCCAACTGTGTGTACCGTTGTCTGTGGAACCCGATGCTACTACATCAAATCCAATACTATATGCTAAAGTGCTCATTAGTTGTTTAGTGTTATAGCATCTATAAGTGTCAACACATAGATCCAAACTTGCTATTTGTTCGCAATCGTTGTATGTGAATAAAAAATGTCCGCCTGGAGCAAGTACATTAATAATTTCTTTCATTTCTTTCTTAATAGGATCAGTTGGCATAAATTCATATGTGCCGATGTTTACTGCAAGTCCTAGTTGACCGTCAGGAAGATCATCTATGTTCTTATAAAAAAACATACGCTTTTTACCAAAGAAAGAATTAAATTGACTTCTAACTTTTTCAGGATTTGTGGCATGTCCTTGATAAATGTATAATGGGTCACATGCAAGAAATTTATTAGTTAATTTTCCTGTACTAGGATTTAATTCAACTCCGGCATATTGCCAACTACTATATCTGCCAATTTGCAAAGACAACTCATTAATGGCAGCTGGAGTATATGAATCTATTCTTTCTTGTATAATCTGTATGTCAACAACTTCTTGGTAGTTGTAGTAGTCTTTTTGTCGTATTTCATTTTCTTGTTTACGAAGTAACTTTGATGCTTCTTCGTTGACATGTGAGATTTGTTTATTATACTGATCTGCTAACTCTTGCATCTCTTGCAAAATGTTAATAATAGATTTGTGGTTAGATTTGTCCTTCCACAGTAAAGATTGTTTTTCAAAAAACTCTTGTTTTTCGAGTAAATTATCATTCGTCAGAAGAGACTCGCTGTTATTTTTTATTACAGATGATAATGCGATCATTTTATCTACGAGTTTCATTGACGTTCTCCAGTTGTATTTATATGCGTATATTACTCAAACGAGAATAAATCATCAAACGTGTTAGCAGTTTGCGTTGCTCCCTTAAGATCCCATTTGAGAACACTGAGCAAGTTGTCAATCTTTTGATCTACAATAGTTGCTTCCATCAAACTGTCATCGAACGGAAGTTCTTTGAACCAAATTGGTAATTGCGTTTCATCTGTAGGATAACCAATGCTAGTCCAGCCCAGAGGATTACTTTTAAGTTTGCACACAATAGTTTTAGCACCGTCCATAATCTCACTGCTATACTTGTCACCGTTCATTTTGCGCATTGTATTCCAATTCATTGCTGCTCTAACATGCCCGGGCATGTTTGCTTTGCCTAGTCTCTTTTCTTCTGCACTGTATTTGGTTAAGTTATTAACACGTTTCGGTGTACCTTTTTCCCAGCCTGGGCGTTCGTGAAAATTATTTTTAAACTCTTTGATCTTTTCGATAATCTCTTCTCGCTGGCTACCAGTTAGTACATCTAATAATAATTCGCTCATGAAGTCTTGCATAACCTTTGGAGTATCACTGCGCTTGAGATCCAGTCCCATTGCTTTTACTTTACCAGGCTTACCATCTGTGTCTAGTCTAAAACCTTCTAAGTCATATATCAGTGCCGCATAACGCTTCTTTGTGATATACAATCCTTTAGTTGCAACAATCTCTCTGCCGCCTTTGATGATCTCGCCATTCTCACGCGGGCAATGAAAAGCACGTTCCATAAACACTGGAAACTCGTCGTTTACTTGGTCTGCAATTCCATCATAAAGTGCTGTAACAATTTCTTTTGTCCACTCTTGTCTGCCACTTTCTACTTCGTCTTTCATCATGGGCCATGCACTGAAGTACACACTATCAGTATCGCCATATACAATAGCATCTCCTACATGATCTTCCTTTCCTGTAAGGAGACCATTAACTGTTTCAGCCATACGCTTGGAGATGCACCTTCCAGTAAGAGTTGTTGATTGCCCAATACGATGGTCAAAAAAACGACAACCTGGATTAAGAATAGCACCGTATAAACTATTAAGATTAATCTTCTTAACCAATTGTCGCTTATCCCAATATTCCACATCGCCTTGTTCATCCTTTGCTTTTTTCAGTTCTTTTTGCATATCTTTACGCTCTGCGTACCACCGCTCTAGTAGTGCAGGGATGATACCTTTACGTTCATAAGTAAAGATAGTACCATTAGCACTTAGTGTCCACGGCTGATTACTATCAAACATAAGACGCCATACATCATATGCACTGAGCGTATCTTCATCACCGTTCTCCCAGTCAATGGTAATCTCAGTGCCGCGCTCCATATTCATTACTGCTTGGTATTCTTTACTACCAAACTCTCCTTCCCATGCATCTGCAAATGACTTTTTATTTGCCATTTTTGTACGTACTGCATGTTCAGTCATTGTTTGTCGGAGTTGTCCAACAACAGTTTCTGGACCCATATTAAGTGCGCGAATCACACTAGGATACAGACTGTTAATATCAATAGCACCAATCCAGTCATGCAATCCTTTTTTAGGATATGCCACATAAGCACCTGCTGCTGTAGTGCTTTCACCGTCTCTGTTTTTACGATTAGGAACAACCATACCGCGAGCATGTGCATCATTAATGATAGCCTGCTCTGTTACAGCAACAGCACCCATAGTAGTCATAAGCAACACTGTGTTTTCATGTGCCAACACATTACTTAGGTCAATAAAGCGTAGTTTCTTATCTAGTTTGTTTAGCAGTGCAGTATCTTGTCTGTTATAGTCAATGAACTTTTCAAAGTCCTGATTATATAACTGATCAAGTGTGCCTTCATATGCAACTTTACGTTCATCTAGTTCATGTTCACCGATAGCATCCAATGTATAACTATGACGCTCTTCGTATGTGTATTTGCGATACAATTGCATATAGTCTAAGTGTACACGACCTACTAGGTCAAATGTAACACTTTCTTTACCAAAGCGTTCAAATGTGCGTTTCTTAGGCAACTGTCCAAACAAACACCATTTACGATTATCATCTTTACTAAGCACTCGAGTGATACGATTTACAGTGTACGGAATATCATATCCTTCGCTGTTCCATCCACTTACAATGTCTGCATCTTCTAACAAGTCTAAGAAAACTTCAAGCATTTCTGCTTCGCTTGTAAACAAGTAAGTATTATCGAAACGCTTGCATAAGTCAGTAGCAGTTTCCATTGTCATACCACCTGGTGGAATAGCCAATGTTACAAGTTGATCTGTCCAGTCTAAGTATATTGAGATTGCTGTAATAGGATTAAAAGGATCCTCAGGACTACTATAGCCCTTCTCTTTGTGAAAGTCTACTTCAATATCGAAAAAAGCAGTTTGCAGTTTAGGAGCATCTGCACCAAGATAGTTATCTGCTAAACAACGAAACACAGGATTAATATCACTTTCCCATATACCTTTGCCGCCTTGAATCTTCAGTTCACGCTGGAACTCTTTGCGATTGCGTGTACTAAATCTGCTTACTGGCTTATCATAGATAGTTTTGTATTTTCCACGTGGATCATCATAATAAAACACATAGTTAGCAGGATACTCACGATATTCTCGTTTACCATCTACACGTTCAACTACATGAATACGATCATGTTCTCTATCAAAATATGCGTCTACGTAACTCATTTTCTACCTTTGTACCATTTTGCTATACCCCAGACACTCATTACAGCCCAAAATATCTCTAGTGTTATGTTAGCAAGAACTGGCTTAAAATACAAGTTAATTCCTAACAATATTGCTACTACTAGGTTAAAGAAACTGTACCAAAAACCTTTAGCATCTACTCTATCTGTTTGTAGAGCCCAGTAAGTACCAACCAGTAATAACATACCGCATTGTCCTACTACGTCACTCCAATGTAATGTATAATAATCTACCATAATCCTGCGGCTACTCCATAACCAAAAACGTTGATACAAGCAAAGTATCCTGTTAGTAACATAATCCAAGCGGCACCTCTGCGCCAACTTGCATATAATTGTGTTACACTTCCTACAAAAAATGCAGGGTATACCACTAGCATATTGGGATCGTCTGCGTTAACTGCTAGTGTCAGACTTGCATATACAGTGAATAAGAAACTTATTAGTTCAAAGTAAAATGCAATACTATCACTGCGATAACTGTTTACCCAAAATTGTTTTACACTGCTCATAGTACTGACAAGAAGTCCCTTACGCCATTGGCAACATTTTGTTCCCATATGTCTGCTTGATGCGGTGTACCTACATAATCTGTTACATACTTGTAGCAGTCAAACCATACATTCATACGTTTGCAAACACTTGCAATAGCGTATGCTTCCATATCTACAATATCAATATTGTTATCTACAAGCCACGGTTCAAGTTCATGTACAAACTGATCGCCGGTGCCTACAGTAAGTCCATGCGTCATGTCTGCACTAAACTCTAGATAGTTATAACCTGCTTCAAAAGGTGTAACACCTCTTGGTGCTTGTGGTTCTGCGTTCATGTCTCGTTGTACAAAACGTGTAACACGATGCAACCCTGTTAGCTCTTTGTTGCAACTACCCGCAGTGCCATAGTTAACCACACGAGGGTGGAAGCCTAAACTATTTGCTTCCATGATTGCTTGTGCAGTTGCTACAGCAGCGTTGACTTTGCCAACGCCAGTATAGATTACTTTGTAGTTCTTAGGTGCTTGTTTGTATGGAAGTTCGGCTTCCAGTGCAACTAACAATATGCGATATTGCATTTAGATCTTGCCAACTGTAGCAAGAATTGTTTCCAGTGTTTCATGGTCTTCGCTTGCTTTGTCAAAATCTGCTTTGTATGCTGTGCGTACTGCTTTTTTAAGTACAGCAGGCTTGATCTGCATTTCTTCTGCAATTGCTTTTAC